ACGTGGACGCGGTGTCGTGACTTTGTTGCCGGCGCGGATGCGGTCAAGGCGGCGGGTGCTCTTTATGCGCCGCGTCCGTCTGGATTGGGCGACGACGAGTTTAAGGCGTACATACAACGCGGCACCTTTTTTAATGCCACACAGCGCACTGTTGACAGCCTGACCGGGCTGGTAATGGCAAAGCCGCCAGTCGTAAGCATGTCAGCGGGTCTGGAAGCCATAATCGAGGATTTCGACGGAGCAGGGGCGACAGCCGAGGATTACGCGCGCAATGCCGTTGCTGAGGTGCTGACGGTTGGTGGCGGCTGTGCTGTGGTGGATCGACCGACGCGCCCGGAGGGCATTCTGACGCGTGATCAGGAGCGTCTGGCAGGGCTTCGGCCATATGTCCGGTGGTATCCGGTAGAGAGTGTTCTGGATTGGCGCTATGGTATCGTGACCGGCGGTCAGCGCGAGCTTGTGTCCCTTCGTCTCCACGAGACATGGGTTGAGCAAGTAGACGAGTGGGAGGAAAAGCTTCACCCGCAGATCCGCGTGTTTGATGTGGCTGATGGCGCGGCCCGTTGCCGTGTGTTTCGAAAGGACGGAAGGGGGCAGTGGACCGAGTATGAGGTTGCATCGCTGATCAAGGATAATGGGGCGGATTGGGAATACATCCCTGCCGTTTTGTTTGGCCCGGTCAAGAATGAGCCTGGGAAGCCGCCAATTCTCGATCTGGTCGAGGTAAACCGGGGCCACTGGCAGAATAGTGTCGATCTGGAACACGGCCTGCACTTTACCGGCCTGCCAACGCCTTATGTCGCTGGGCATGACTTCGAGGACGGTGAAACCGTTCGTCTCGGGTCCAAGACGCTCATGTCGTTCAGTGACCCTAATGCCAAACTTGACTTCGCGTCGTTCGGCAGTGATGGCCTTAAAGGTCTCGAAGCGGCCTTGGAGCGCAAGGAACAGCAGATGGCCGCGCTTGGCGCCCGAATGCTGTCACCAGACGGTGCGCAGGCGGAGAGTGGCGAGGCTCTGGCAATCCGGCGTGGAGGCGAGAACAGCGCGCTTGGCAAGCTGGCTGACAGCGTATCGCGGTCAATGGAATTGCTGATCGGGATGATTGCGGAATGGGAAGGCCGCCCCGAGGCAGTGTCCTACCGTCTGAACACGGACTACCTGCCGAACGCGATCACCGCGCAGGAGCTGACCGCTGCCATCAGCGCGGTGGATCGTGGGCTGATGTCGCAGCAGGAGTTCTTCGATATGCTCAAGGCCGGCGGGCTGGTCCGCGACGACAAGACCTACGAGGAACACGAGGAAGAAACCCTCGGTATGGCGTCAGGGATGGTGAATGGCGACCAATCCGAATGAGGCCGTCTTCGACGCGGAGACGCGCCATGCGATCTACATCGAACGCTACGGAAGCGGGATCGCGCGGCGCATGGTCCGCCTGCTGCTGGGAGCTGAAAAGGATATTATCGGCAAGCTGAAAGACCTGCCGGAAGGCCCGACGCGCAAGCAGCAGGAGGAACTGCTGAAGACCGTGCGAGGTAGGATCAGTGATCTGGTCAAGGACCTCCGGGACGACATGACGGCGGAACTGTTGGGGGTCTCGGATTATGAGGCCGAGTTTGTCGGTAAGATGTTTGCCGACGCTTACGAGGGCCTCGGCGCATCGTTCCAGAGCGTCCCGCTCGAAAATGTCCGGTCTGCGGTCATGTCGCGCCCATTCCAGGGCATCCATCTGCGGTGGGCTAAGCCAGACGAACACGCATCGGAACTGGTGAAGCGCAATTTCAAGGCGGCGCAAGGCGAGATCGAGCGCGGATTCATCGAGGGCGAAAGCATCAGTGCAATAACGGCGCGCATTCGCCCTCTGATCGAGGTGAAGGCGGCCCGCGATGTGGAAACCATCGCCATCACGGCGGTGAAGCACATCAGCAGCGTGGCGCGGCAGGAGTGGCATAAAGCCAATCCGGGTGTGATCGAGCAAGAACGGTGGAACGCGGTTCTGGACGGCAGAACCTCGGAGATTTGCCGGTCCAGAGATGGCAAGGTGTATGAGGTCGGTAAAGGCCCGCAGCCGCCCGCGCATCCCCGATGCCGGTCAACGCGCGTCGGGATCGATGCCGACTATCCTCCGCCCCGCAAGCGGACGTATGATCAGTGGCTGCGCGATCAGTCAGAGGCCGTTCAGGATGAAATCCTCGGGAAAGCCAAGGCGGACTTGTTTCGCGGTGGACTGACCCTAGATCGGTTTTACAATGAGCGCCGAGGCCGGGAATACACGGTCGATGAGTTGCGCAAGATGGATGCGAAACGTTGAGAGTCATCGACGGAGATAACGACCGTTCCCATTGGCGCTTTCAGGAGGGCGGTGAATATTGGCGCTGCCCAATCTGTCATGCGGCCGGTCGCGGCGACCAAATGGCGGTATTCGAGATTTACCCTTTCGTTGAGTTGCGAAAGGGGAGACTGCGCAAACCAGCGAAATCGCTGTGCTGCGTAACCTGCTATCTCACAGAGCGCAGGATCACCGAGGTCTAGGCCCTCACCACAACTGAAACCATGCAACCCCGGCGCGGCGCGTTCGGGGCTTTTTCGTGCGGCGCACAGAGGTAAAGCATGAGCGACGATAACGACGACAAAAAGCAATCCGATCTGGAAAAACGGATCGAAGCCTTGGAGGCCAAAAACGCCGAGCTGCTGGGCGAGGTGAAAGAGGAACGGCGCAAGCGTCGTGAGGCCGAGGCAGCAGCCGAGCAAGCCGCCAAGGACGCCGAGGAAAAGGCGACCGAGGCCGCAGAGAAGGCAGGCGATGTGGAAACCCTCCGCAAGCAGCTGGAAACGACTTTTGCCAAGGAGCGCGAGAAGCTGACCAAGGAGCGTGATGACGCCAGGGGCCAGCTGCACAAGCTCCTGATCGACGGCGGAATCGATGCGGCGCTTGACGCTGCTGGCATGGCTCCGGTTTATCGGCGCATGTTGCGCCGCGACTTTGCCGCAGAACACGAGATCACGATCCGGGACGGGCAGGCGTTTGTCGGCGACATCCCCTTGTCCGACGCGGTGAAGAAATGGGCTGAGGACGAAAGCATGTCCGGCCTGAAAGCTGCCGGCCACGGGTCTGGTAGCGGTGCTTCCGGCGGAAGCAAATCGACCGGCGGGACGCTGGCCGAAATGAGCGGGGCAGATCGCGTGAAGCTCGCCCGCGAAAATCCTGAGCGGTTCCGCCAACTGCGCGCCGCATCCACCTAACCACAGGAGACCAATATGGCTATGGTCACTCTGGGTGACGTGTTCACCCAAGGAAGCGTCGTCGAACTCGACGTTATCCAGTCCTTCATGGACGAAAACGGCGACCGTGTGAACGACACGCCCTTTTTCCAGTCGGGCATTCTGGTCAGCAACCTGCTGGTCGAAGCTGCCGCCGCCAGCCCCACCGCTGAGGTGACGATCCCCTACATGGGGCGCCTGGATTCGTCGGTCGAGCCGAACTACAGCAACGATGTCTATGAGGACGTGGCTATCCCGCACAAGCTGGACCACGGCTTCATGAAAGCCCGCAACGCCTTCCTGAACGAAGGCTGGGGGGCGATGGACCTGGTTCAGGAGCTGACCGGGAAAGATCCGCTGGCTTACGTCGCCGCGCGCTTGGGCAAGTTCTGGGCCGAACAGGCTGAAAACCGCATCGTTGCCACTGCGCGCGGCATCTACGAACTGGAAGCAGCTAACGCGGACATGAACGTGACCGCAGCGGTGGCTGACAGCATCGTGGACACCCTGATCGATGCGCAACTGACGCTGGGCGACGCCTTCGGCAACATCGACGGCTACATCATGGACAGCAAGACCTTCGCCCGCGCGGCCAAGGAAAAGCTGGCCCTGACGACCCGGGACCCCGAGACCAGCATCCTGACCAAGACGCTGAACGGCCTGCCGGTCATCGTCAGCGACCGCGCCATGGTCAACGGGGATGGCGAAAGCGTCATCACGCTGCTGGGCCGTGGCTCGTTTGCTTACGGCATGGCGAACCCGCGTGTGCCGCTGGCCTATGAGCGCGAGGAAGCCCGGGGCAACGGCGGCGGCGCTGAAACGTTGTGGACCCGCCGCAACATGATCGTGCATCCGATGGGCTACAACTTCCTGTCGGCACACATCACCGGGAACGGCACTGAGACCGTGGCGCGTTCGGCTGGTTGGGCTGACCTGATCAACCCCGCGAACTGGGAACGCGCGGTCGATCGCAAGGGCATCCCGCTGGCGTTCGTAACCGTCGCCAACACCTGATAACGGCAGGGGCGTCACAGCCCCGCCATTCCAATCACAGGAGGCCGAAATGGCAAACCATTCCACCCATGCGGATGTGTATCCGCTGTCGAAAACGTGGACCGAGGTGATGGCTGGCGAAAATGCGTCGGGTGACGCTGAAAAGTCCACCTATTACCCCGAGTTCACCGTTCCCCCTGCACAGGACGGGTCCAGCACCCCGGCCAGCAATGACACGGGGTATGACGCGGCCCCGGCGGAGCCGGAAGAGCCGGAATAGCCGGAAGAACCCACTGAACCCGGAGAGTGATCATGGCGAACCACCCCGACCGCGCCAATAACTACGTCATCAGCAAGACGTGGGATGAGGTGATGGCAGGCGCAGGAGCCAAGGGAGATGCGGAGGCGCATTTCCTGCCGCTTATGCAGAAGGCGACCAGCAAGCCGACGGCCGTTCATGGCGAGGCGGCTGGCAACGGCGGCGGGATGGAGCCGTTCAACTACACCACCGAGGGGCGGTCAGACGCTCGCCCCCCGGAAGCCCGCAAGCGACGGAAATCCACGACCAAGGGCGGTTGCTGATGTCGAACATCCACAAACTGACTGGGTGCGCTCTGCCCGGAGAGGTGAACGAAGACCTGGTGGCGGCTCTGCGCGATATCTTAGCTCGCGCAGAGCGCGGCGAGATCGTCAGCGCTGCGTGGGCGCTTTACTCCGGCACCGTGAACGACGTGACCGCTACCGGATGGGAAGCGATGGGCGGGACGAGGTTCCAGCTTCATTCGGCTATCTCCATGCTGAGTTTCCGCTATGCGGAAGGACTGATTGCAGGGAAATGCACATGCCTCTGATCGTCGGAAACCTGCTGACCGATCCGGCGGCAAACTCGTTCATCAGCCTTGTCGATGCGGTCGACTATCTCGCGGACGAGGCGTCCGGAGCCTTGCCGCCGTCTGGGCTGGACGAATGGCTGACGGCCGCGGAAAGCGATAAGGAAAGCAGCTTGGTGCGTGCGTCGCGCTGGCTGGCTGTCTCGATGCCGTGGTGCTGCAAGACGCTGAGCGACGGCGATCTTATCCGCGTGGGTCATGTCGCGGCCCGTCTGGCCGTGCAGGCGCTTACGACCGACCTTTGGGCCGCTCCGGCCACGGGCAAGGACGCCAAGCGCTACAAGGCGGGTTCGGTCGAGGTTGAGTATCACAGCCCCACAACGGTCCGCGGGGCGCAGGCAGGCGGGCGCCGGTTCCCTTGGGTTTACCCCATGCTCAAAGGGCTTCTGTGCGGCACCGGCGGGCAGCATGATGTGGTGCGGCGATGAGTGTGCTTGACGATATCCGCGCCGAGATCGGGGCCGCGTTCAGCGATACGAGCCTGTTTTTCAGCGAGGCCACGCT